GATCCGGTGGTGGCGGCGAGAGTGACCGCCGTGGTGCCGCTAGCCGAGCCGGTCGACCCTGTCGCCGACCCGGTGGTGTCGGCGAGGGTGACCGCCGTGGTGCCGCTAGCGGAGCCGGTCGACCCGGTCGCCGACCCGGTGGTGGCGGCGAGGGTGACGGCGACGGTGCCGCTAGCGGAGCCGGTCGACCCTGTCGCAGATCCTGTGCTGTCGGCGAGGGTGACGGCGACGGTGCCGCTAGCGGAGCCGGTGCTGCCGCTGGCCGACCCGGTGGTGGCGGCGAGGGTGACGGCGACGGTGCCGCTAGCCGAGCCTGTGCTGCCAGTCGCCGACCCGGTGGTGTCGGCGAGGGTGACGGCCGTGGTGCCGGTGGTCGAGGCGGACGCTATCGACCCGGTGGCAGATCCGGTGGTGTCGCCAAGCGTGACCGCGACGGTGCCGCTCGCAGAGCCGGTGTTGCCTGTCGCAGATCCGGTGGTGGCGGCGAGGGTGACCGCAACGGTGCCGGTGGTCGACCTGGTGCCTGTCGCAGACCCGGTGGTGTTGGCGAGGGTGACCGCCGTGGTGCCGGTGGTCGACCTGGTGCCGGTCGCCGATCCGGTGGTGGCGGCGAGGGTGACCGCAGTGGTGCCCGTGAACCGGGTGGCGGCGATCGACGCCACCACATACGACCGGTCGGTCGTGGTGTTGGTTTGCGACATCGTCACAGACCCGGCGGACACCCCGGCCTTGTAACTGCTGGCACGACGGCGGGTGGCCGCAGCGTTGAACAGCTGCGTTTGACCGGCGCCGAGCGCCCACCCGGCGTCGCTGTTGTTGAACATCGCCACGTCGACGACAAGAGCGCCAGCGGTGGCTGTCACCGACAGCGACGGGTTAGCTCCAGACGCCGCGGACGTGGTGTTAGTGGCTTCGGCGGTGCCCGTCGCTGCGCCCGTCAAAACGAAACAGCCGTTGCCTACGAACCCGGGACTGGCACCAACGTAGTCAATGGTGATGTTCACCGTGCCCGTTGCCGGCGCGTCGAGATACCAAACTTCGGCGCGTGTGTCGCCCAGAAAATCAGCGAACGCTACGCGCGTGAAGTTTTGCACTCCTCGAACAACCGAGGCGATCTCGCGTTCCGTGTCGCTGGTGTCTCGCGTCGCGGAGACAAAGACAATTTTCTGGGCGGTGGACGCGACAACCACCGACGCCAACGACAGCGCAGACGTGCCGGTGTTGGTGCTGTCAATCGTTATCGCCACCGCAGCACCTCCTCAGCGTCGCCGTCGTTGCGCCCGCAGCACGCCACCGGGCCCGAATGCGTCAGGCGTTGCCAGCGGTGAACGTCGCCGCAGTGATCTGCACGATCGCAGCCGAGGTGATCGACACCGAGTTGAGATTGAGGTCTGCGCCGCTGGTGCCGACAGTGCCGTCGATGCACGCAACGCTGCCCGAGGTGAGGATGCGGAACCACGCGGCCGTGCCGGTGTTGTCCGCCGACGAGTCCTGCGTGATCGCGCTCAGGGTAAGCACGCCGCTGGCAGCCGCCGCAGCGAACTGCGACGCGTTGCAGGTCAGCTCGGCAAGCAGCACCTGGGTGGTGATCGCGGTCCCCGGCCCGGCGGGCTGGGTGCCGTCATAAATCCGCCACTTTGCCGACGTGCCGGCGGCGGTCGTGATGGCGTCGAGCATCCCGTTACGCACAGCGGTGGACAATTTTATGTTGTTAGCCATCGCTGGCCTCCTTCATGCCGCCATCGGCGGCGATCATTGCGTCAATGTCGACACCCAACGCGTGCGCCAGGTCGACGATGTCTGCGTCGGACAACTGCACCTGCATGGTGCCGGTGATGATCTGCGGCTCGGCCATCAGAACATCGTACAGCGCTGCCCGGCACCCGTTATCCGACGGCATCAGGCTCGCTAGGCGACTTCAGCTCGGATCGACACCGACATCCGGTCGTTGACTGCGAAAATGAACGGGTTGCCGTATGTCGCAGCGTTCCACGGCGACGCGGCGTCGGTCAGCCAAAGGTTCCCGAACCCTGCGTCGATGTAGCAGGAGCCGTAGTTCCAACCGCCGAACGAATCATCCCAATAGCTGGCGACACCTCGCTGGATGCTGCCGACCGGGCCGACGCCACCGAGGCTTGCCGGCAGAAGAAACGCATAGTTTCCGGTGCCGAAAGTGGTGGTGGACCCTGCGGTGAGGCTCACCGTGAGGTCGAGCGAAGTCCCCAGCCGGCGGAAACGGCAGTCCAACGATCCGTTCCCGAGGACAGGTTGCGTGCCGGTCGACGCCCAGGTGATCGCCGTTGTCTGCCACGCCGACCAGTTGAGCCGAGGGCCGAGGTCGGTGCGGAGGGCGAGATCGTCGCCGGACACGTACCGCTGGTTGGCGCCGATTTCGATAGTGGCGTCGCCGTCCTCCGGCATGATGTACGGGGTGATGTCGTGCCACGCGATCCCGCTAGCGCCGTTGTCAACCCTGAGCCCGACGCCCATCCCGGACCGCACCGGCCATGTCTGCCCGTAGCAGCGGACGTAGATCGGTCGCATGATCTCGCCGTGATACGTGATCGGCGAAGCGGTCACGTCCTCCAGCCCGTTGTCCGGGTCGAAAATGTAGACACCGTCGCCGACATCCAGCTTGCCGCTCACGTCGTACTCAGCGCTTGAAATGCTGATCTCGTTGCGTTGACCGTCCAACCTCGCCAGGAACGCTGCGGCTGTGTCTGCGGCAGCATCGAAAGGTACGTCGTTCGCTTCGATGACGCGCGTCACGGTGAGCGTGCCTCCGCAGTAGCTACTGGCGCCGCCGACCACTGCCGCCGCCGACGAGCCGAGCAGCGCCACTTTCGACGCGTAAGACTGCACGTCGGCCGCTGCGGACAACGCTCCGGTAATCCCACGATATGAGCCGTACTTGTTGAGACCGCGACCTTGCGCTTTGGGGGAGATCAACGCGAAGTTGATGCCACCGTAAATGGCGGTGGCGGTGCTCATGTCGAGGGTCATAGTGCTGGTGCGATGGTCGATCCGCCACTCGCCATCCCAGTACGCTGTCGCCGCTTCAAGAACCTCTCGGGGGGTCACGTACTGATAGCTGCCGTGCATCGTGCCGGCCATGCTTGTGGTGATCCCACGCGAAAAGTAGGTGCCTTGGAGGATGGCGTCGAGCCACTGGTTGGCGGTGTAGCCGTCGGTTTCGATCGCAGCGGTCGGGAGGATCGACGCAGCAATGTGATAGCTGCGGCCCTCGTCGTCGCCGAGGAGGAGCGCCAGGCCGGAGCCGCTGATCGTGAGCTGTTGCGCTCCCGGCGAGGTGACCACACCCATCCAACGTGCCGCAGCTCGCAGCGTCGAGTCGGTGCCGCCCTCGATCAGCCGGCTGGTGGGGAACACTGCGACCATCGAGAACGGTTCGATCAGATCGCGAACACGTTTCGGGGTGTCGGCCCGCAGGGTGAGATCCCACGACCCGGTCGCCTGGAGCCGTTCGGTGATCATCGGAGGACTGCCCGCACGGTTTCGGCTCGCCCGCAGAACAGTTCGTAGGCGACGCATTGCGCCGTGTTCGGCGTGGTAGCCGAGGTGCCGTCAACCTCCGAGCCGATCCCCCACAACTGGGCTGCCGCCGTTGACCCGCCCGTCACTGCGCCGGTGGTGACGTTGATCGACGGGGCGCCGGTGGTGGCGACCACCCAACGGTTGCCGGACGCGTCGTTGGATGTCTGCCGGGCGAAGTTTGTGAGGTTGGTGGCCGCAGAGCTTGAGCTCGGGGCGATCGCCCACGTAGCGTCAAACTCGGCGTCCACATACGCTTCAACGATCCGGCCGCCACGTTTCACCGTCAACGTCAGCCAGCATCTGCCCCGACGGGTCCCTCCTATGGTGATCTCGTCGCCGACGATCCGCACGACGGCGATCTCCGGCCGGTTTGCAAGGACTGTGATCGCTGAGGTGGTTGAGCTCGCCGACCACGAAAACGAGTTGGCTGCGATGGTGCCGGTGATCCCCCAGGTGGCCGGCCCGACGGTGACCCATGCGCTGGTGTCGTACGCCTGGACGATCAGCACGCCGCTCGCGTTGAACCGCGCCCGGACGATGCCGTTGGATAGCTGGAAGTTGGTGTCGATGCTCGGCTCCATCGACCGGCCGAGGCAAAGCGTGTCCGCGACGCCAGCGTAGGTGCCTTTGATGGTGCAGGCGCCGTCGTAGGCGTCTGACGTGCCGACCGCAAAATAGTGGTAGAGCGTGCCGGGCATGTTGCTGAAAAGGTCGCCCCACAGCACACGCACGCTGCCAGAGTCAGACGCCCGGGTGACCACCGCTTTGCCGCGACGAGTGTCGTCGCCGCTGTCCACGTCGGTCGCTGCGGCCGGGACACCGCAGATCGCCCCGTTGGCGTCCCCGGCGGCGTTGAGCGTGGCGTCAGTCGGGCCGCCGGTGACAGCACCGTAGGAGGTGACAACCTCGAACGACGGCATCGAGCTTTCGCCGACCCGCTCAAGGTCGGCGGCCCAAGTCGCATAACCGTCGTTGAGGGAAACCGCCGTGTATTCGACGGTGCCGCCGAGTACCCGATAATGCCCGTTGATGCTGGCGTCCTCAGTCCACGTGACAGCCACCGACGGCTCGTCGAGCGACCCGGCGAGCGAAACGAGCCGCTCTCGGACCGCAGCCGCCGTGCCTCTACGGCTAGCGGAGGCGACGGCGCCGAGGTACAAGTCGCCGCTCAAACTGAGTTGCTGCGGGCCGGACCAGCTCGCCGCCGACACGTCAACGTCGACCCCATCAAACGCCCGACCGATTGTGAGGATCGCCATTACCGTTTGCTCCGTTCGAGGTTCCGCGAGTGCGGAGCGAGGCTGGTCGCGATCTGCCGGCCGTCGAGATAGGTCTGCACGACGATCGGGCTGGCACTCCAGCCGCCGCCGGCGCCAGGGAGTTGCGCCGGGGTGAACCCACCCATCCCAACCGACGGCACGGCCGCAAACGCAAGCCGACCGGACGCCCCGGAAACCATCGCTCGCCCTCGGTCCATTCCGACCATCAGACCTTCAGCGACTCCCATGCCCAGCTTTGCGGTCACCTTCGACGGGCTGCTGATATGTAACGCGTCCTTGATCGGCCCGACTATCTTGTCCCGCACCAGATCCCCAACGGCAGCGGCCAGCTTCCAACCCAGATCGCCCAGCCCTCTGATAAGACCGGTGATGATCTCCAAGGCGATGTCGCCCATCCAGTTCATCGCCCCAGAGAACGCGTTGTAAATCGCAACCGACGCATCAAGCCCGAACGACGCCAGTTTCGGGATGGCATCTGTGACCATCCACTTGAGTGCCACTATGAACGCATCGCCAACCTTTTCGCTGGCCGACCGGCCGAAGTTGTACATCGCCGGCAACGCGTCGGTCACTATCCACACAGCGAACTTGGCGAGCCAGGCAGGCAGATTGTCGGCGAGGTATTCGGCAGAATCCAACACCCAGCCGGCGAGCTTTACCGCCAGTTCGGCGCCTTTGACGATCAGCCAAGGGTACGCCTCGCTCAGCAGCCACCACTCAAACTTGGCGAGCCACACAACCAGATTGACCACAAGATCGGCCGCTGCGCCGACAACCCAGCCGACCAAACCGAATGCCAGTTTGTTGCCCTCAATAATCAGCCACGGCAAAGCGGTGCCGACGATCCACTCAGTTAGGGCTCCAAGCCATCCGGGCAACTTGTCGATCAACGTCTTGGTCCCGGTTGCAACCCAGTCGCCGAACGCCGAAGCCAGCTCGGGGATCTTCTTCACTATGACCGTTGCGAGCTGCCCGGCTTTCTCGCCGATCCAAGGCAGGGCCGTGCCGGTGATCCAGTTCCCGACAGCGTTCAATCCTTGCTGCATCAAAGCCCACAACTTGCCCAGCCCGTTCTGAACACCGTCCCACACTTTGGCGAAGGCATCGCCGATCGCTCCGCTGCGGAACACGCCGACGACGGTGTCCCACGCACCTTTGATCGCCCGGGCGACAGTATTGACAGCATTGCGGAACGTTTCCGAATGCTTGTACGCCATGTACAGGCCGATACCGACGGCAGCGATAGCTGCGACCCACAACCCGATCGGGTTGGCAAGCATCGCAATGTTCAACACCTTGAACGCTACGCCCAGTCCTTTGACGGCCGTGACCGCGTTGTTGACCGCCCCAACTGTCCGGAACGCTCCGAACGCACCGGCGGCCGCAGGCCCGAAGATCAACAGCAACTGGTTTATCTGGCTCCAGTTGTCCATAATCCAGCCGCCCGCCAGTTTGATCCCTTCCCACGCGTAGCGGGCGTCAACGCCCAGCGTGCTCAGAGTGCCGCTGAACCCCTCAAACGGCCCGGTCCCGGTCTGGAATGCGGTGACGACGATTGCTACTCCGCCGGCGATCTGCGTAATCAGATCCCAAGCGATCGACGCTGCGAACCCGAGGCGTTCCATGAAACCGGGGAACCCGGAGGATGTGATGTCGCCATCTGCGGCCTTGAACGACGCCACGAAAGCGGTGATACCGCCGGCAATCTCTTGCGAGATGATCGGCCCGAACTTCTCCAGAATCGGCATCAGTTTCGTGGAGAGGGTCGTAGCGACCGAAAGAACCGACGGCAAGAACGCAGTGCCCATCGCCTCTTTGAGGTTTGTGAACTGTGCTGAGAGGATGCGCTGCTTGTTCGCTAGGCCATCCGACGTGCGCGCGAAGTCTCCTTGCGCTGCGCCGGTCTGCTTGAAAATCAGAGACTGTGCGGCGAGGACTTTCTGCTGTGGCGTCAACGCGTTCTTAGTGGACGAGATAATGCCCATCGCTAGGGCTTCTTGCCGCATCGACGTGTCATCGAGGAGCACGCCGTAACGGCGCATCGGTTCGGCTTCACCACGCAACGCAGACCCGATCGCCTGGATTGCGTCCTCGGGCGACGTGTTACTGAACGACGCCAGGTCAGACGACAAGCCCACAAGGTCGGTGGAGAACTTCGCTAGCGGCGTGCCGGTCAATCCGGCGCTCTTACCGAACGTCGCGAACGTCGCCGCTGCGTCCATCGCCTGCTGCTTGGACTGGCCGAGCCCCAGGGCTGCCGTTGATGCGAACGTGGTGATCTGCCCAGCGGCATCGCCGAACAGTACGTTGACTTTCGACACGGTCTCGGACATGTCAGATGCCGCGCCGATGGAATCCTTCAGGAACCCACCTGCCGCTCGGAACCCCGTTTTGATGCCGTCGGCGAGAAGGTTTCCGGCGGCGACCGACAGGGCGGAAACCTTGCTGCCGAAACCTTTGAGCGTGCCGATCGAGTCGTCGGTTGCTTTCTGGAGCCCGGACTGGTCGCCGGTAATCCGTATTACCAGCTCTTTAGCCACCGGTCACCTCGCGCTTTGCATCATCACGGACCCGCCGATCGGCGGCAGTTTCTTGAGTCGGCCGAGGAACTGGTCGATCTCCGTGCGGGTCAGCTCGTCGAGGTCGGCTGGGCGGAGTCCGAACCAGTGCGCCAACTCGGGCACGACAGCTACGAGGGCATCTCGGGCTGTGCCGGGAAAGGGTCGCCGGCGTCCTCCTCGGCGATCAGCTCCGCAGCCAGGTCGCCGTCGTTCTCGGACCATGCCCGATCCAAGTCGTTTTCAACGGTCGCATAGTCAACGGTTTCGCCGGCTTGGAGTCGGGCGAGGAACATGACTGCCGACACCCCGAACATCGCCCCACGCTGCAACGCTTGCAACGCGTCGTTGACGGTGATCCCGGCGCCAGCCCACAAGGCTCGCTCCTGCGCGCCTTTCAACGCGCCCATGTCGAACCGGTAGGTCACTCCTTCAAGGCGGAACGTGATGGCCTTGCTAACGGTCTGCTTTGCTAGGCGAGGCGGTGGCATTGAATCTCGTTTCGTTTACGGGGTGGCGTCGGCCGTGCGGTAGGCGAGACCGCAGGTGCTGCCGGCGCTGGTGGGGACCAGCGCCCTGCCTTTGACGCTAATGGTCGTCATGTCCGGGCCCGAAACGTTCGGGTTGGCCTCGTCGAAGCGGACGGCGCTCATGGTGATCGTCAAGCCAGGATAGGTGGTGGCGCCGAGCAGCGTCGGACCGTTGCATGTGATGACCACCGCTTCCACCGAATCGGCAGCGGTGGCGGCCAGGCCGGCAGTCGTCCAGATCTTCTGGGCGAAACCGACTGTCGCAGCCGGAGTGCCGTCGATGAGCGCCTCAAAGTCGCACGTCGCCTCAAACATGATCTCGCGCATCGACGCTTCGACCGGTTCGCGTCGGGCGTAGCTGCTGCGGATCATCAGACGGTCGTCTTTCAGCCCGTTGTTGCACGACACAGTCCAGTTGGTGACCGGCAGGCTCAGCCCGCCGACCGTAATAGAGCTTGCGCCCCACGGCAGAAACTCCATGCCTGCGGTATAGCTGGCGCTGGCAAGCGACGTGGTTTGCAGCATCGCCTCAAACGACATGTCCGCCGACATCATCACGATGCCGCCCTGCTCCTGGGTGAGCGACCAGTTGCCGATCTTCCCGCCTTCGTAGGTGAACGGCGCGTTGGTGTCGCCGCACGCCCCGTACGGCCGGTTGAGTTGCAGTGTGAAGCCTTTACCGCACAACGATCCGACGTCAGCGGAGTGCGTGTAAGTCGAGTCGACGATGGACGAGGTGGTGACAGTCCCGCCGACGAGGTGCTCCAACCACAAGCCCCATTCTTTGGTCATCACCGGAACACTGACGCTGCCCGCATGGCCGGTTATGCCTCGAACCCAGCGGTCCTGCCGTTGGGTTCGGGTCGTGGTCCGCATGGCGGGCGGTTCGATCAGAGAGACCTCTGCGACGACCGATTCGTTTTCGAACTCGAAGAACGTGTCGACGACAACCGGGGTGCCCCAGGTCGATTCGGTTTTCACGCCCAGCTGGGTGTTCATCGGCATTGGACTAGGACTCCTTCGCGGCCGTGGCCGCCTTCAGGTCGACAAGCTCCCAGCTCGCTTGCTCGGCGAGCGACTCGGCGAGGGATGACGGCAGGTCGACAGTGCTGCCATGCTCGACGGTGATCCATCGGCCGGGAGGATGCTCGATCTCTCGGGCTGCTCCAGTCCGATGCACGTTTTTTACTTGCTTCAAAGCCATGCTTCAGCACCTCGCCAGGATTCTTAGGGACAGTTCGCCGACGACGCATTCCATGTCGTTGATGGTCATTGTCCGCACCGTTCCGGTTTGGGCGCTGACCGAACAGGCCGTGCCGTTGGCGCTGATGTTGTCGCCGAGCAAAGTGCGGATGGAACGAGGTTCGGTCGGCCCGCACGAAAGCAGGTCGTCGATCTCGTCCATCACCCGTTGTGACCCGGATTGCTGCGGCGGGACGATCAGGATTCGCATTCGCACGTCGTTACGGTTGGTGAGCCCGGCAGCCTCGGCGTAGGTGACGTAACTGTCGTCTGGGGCGATGACGAGAGCGGTCACGCCCGACGCCGAGAGGCTGTCAGGGATTGACGCGAACACGCGGCATCCGTCGATTTGATTGAGCACGGTGGCGATGCCCTGGCGGATCGCTGCCAGGTTCATAGCAGGCCTTCGATTTCGTACTTCGTTTGGATCGCCAGGTTGTACGCGTCGATCACGTCGCTCCGGCGAGCGTCGATCGCCTTATAGATAAACGGGTTCGGTTTGATCGGCCCGCCACGAATCGCGTGCCGTTTCAGCGAGCCGTCCTTGCGTTTCGCTGCGAGGCTGCGCGTCCCTGCACGTTTCAGTGCCTTGTCTCCGATGCCCGCAGTGCCGACCAGACGGCTCGCAAGCACCAACTGCTTGCCGCGTGTCCGTGATCCGCCTGTCAGCCTGCCTGCGCCGAGACCGCGCGTCGCCCATCCAAAGTGGATGACACCCGCGTACGGAACACCCACCTTCTTGCCGGCGAGAATGTAGCCGTACTGCGGCGACGACTTAGCCAAAATCGAGTTTCGCAGCCTGCCGGACCGCACTGGGGCGAGCGTCTTGCTCGGCGGAATCAGCTGTTGCTCGACAATCATCCGGTTCAGTTTCGCTGCTGCGTCCGAGTCGCCGCCAGCTCGGCGTAGCGCCTGCTGCGCGTCGATCAGCCCTTGCATCTCGAAACTGAACGTCGGTCTGACGGACACGTCAGCCGATCCCGGTCATCGTCGTGCCCGCCCGATACGGCGCGAGCAAATCTCGCACGGCTTCGTCATCGGTGATCGCAGCAGAGAAAAACCCGTCGACGCCGGAACGGCCTGTCATCGTCGCCCGGCGCTGATGCCAGGCGACGGTGAGCATGATCGTCGCCATCTTCACGCCTGTTGGGACAGCCGGCCAGCCCCAGCGGGCTGTCACCTGCACTCGGGCGCGTCCCGAGCCGCCGACAGGCCAGCGGTAGTCGCCGACGGCCCGCAGATGGGTGCCAGGCCAAGAGATACTGCCGACGCCAGCCGAGTTGAGCGGCTCGACCTGCCAGTCTGCGCTGGCCCACGTCACCTCGAACGTGCCGTCGTCGTCGTCGTCGGCCGCTACGGTCAAGCCGGCGGTGGTACCGATCGTGGAACTCAACGCAGACAGGTCGAGGAGATAACGGTTGACCGGCGCGAACACTCGGGCGCTAGCGGACGCTGCCAGGTCGAAGTTTGTGCCGCACCAGGCTGACACCGCGTCGCTAGCAGCATTCCGGGACAGCTCCAGTTGCGTGTCGTCCACAGTGTCGTGAACGCCGAGCCATGACCGCACGTCGGCGAGCGTTGCGTAAGCCATCGGTCAGCTTCTGCGGGTGCGGGTGCGGGTGCGGGTGCGTTGCGGGGAGCCCTCCGACGAGGTGCTCGCCTCGCCGGAGGGCGTTACGGCGACACCGCCCGAATCGCCGTGATCGTCGGATGGTCCGCCACCGACAGCAGACTTGGCGTCGCCGTTGCCGACGAGCGCCTTGGCCTCCCAGTCGGGCAGGTCGATCTCCCCGCCTGCCGCCGGCCACCGCAAACCGTCTCGCAAGCCGGTGATCTGACGGACCATCCGCACTATCACTGAGGCAGGACCCTCGCCTGACCGCGAACCACCAAAGCCGCATAGACGCCACCGGTCGCCGGTGAACCGGTCACGGTGATAACAGGGCGGACGTATCGGCTGCGGCCGATGTAGCCGATCTCCTGGTTGGTGCTGGCGGTCAGCGCAGCGTGGGTGCCGCTCAGATTCGCCGCCGCCACGTCCGTGAAAGTCGAGTTGTCGTCCGACTCTTGCAGCTTCGGCGTGTGGGTGCCATCGGTGATCGCTCCGACGTTCCAAACGACCATCGCAGCGCCGAAGCCCTGAAGGTCGACGCCGGTACCGTTGGCGGTCGCCGTCCGGGCGGCTGGCGCCAAACTCGTCGCCGAGGCCAGGTCCTTGTTGAGATCATTACGAAATGCCATGTCGACTCCTTTAGACCTGAACCAGAAGCTTGCAGGCGCTGGTGTCCTGCACCAGACCGTCGTGACGGCCCATCGACACGAAACCGACCTGGGCGTAGTCGGCGTAACGCTCGGTGAGCCGCATCAACTGGCCGCCGGCCACCGACCGATGGACGTAACAGGCTCGGAAGTCGCCGAAGGCCATCGTCTTTTTGGTCGTGGCGACCGTGGAGTCCATGTCGTTGTTGACGACGAACGGACGGCCGTTGATGGTGTTCGGCTCGCCGACCCGATACGAGACCTGGAAGATGGGCATTCCGTTGAGGTCCTGCAACTTGCGGAGGTAGGCGAGGATCGAGTCGTGCAGCATGTAGCTGCCAGCCTGACGGTAATCCCGGTCGACGCTGTGCTCCAGGTCGACCAGCTCTGCGGCGGTGATAGCGGTGGAGCTGGCGGTGGTCTTGCCGGTGCTAAGCCCGGTGATGATGCCCTGCGGCTTCGACACGCCGTTGCCGACCGTCAGCGCCGTGTTCAGCGTGCGACCCATCCGGGTGGCGAGCGCTCGGGTCAGGAACGCTTCGCCGGCGACGGCATCAACGTCCTGAAGGTAGGACAGCGACACCTTGAGCACGCCGCTGGTGAGGATGTGCGCCGACAGGGTCTTGGCACCGAACGACAGGTCGGTGGCGGTCCCAAGGTCGGCGTTTTCGCCCACCCACGATCCGGTGTTGCCGGTGTCGTCGTTTGTCGGCCAGGCGAGCGGGTTGCCGCTGGCGGTAGTGACGCTCTCGACGCCGACCTCCATCATCCCGCCGTAGAAGGCCATCGTCTCGGTGATCTTGGCCCAGAACCCTTCAGGTGCGGCATAACCGCCACCAGATCCGGTGAGGACGCCCTGGGCGCGCTGCTCGACGAGTCGGGACTCCAGCTGGGTGCGCTGCTCGCCGTTGAGCGACGAGGCTCCGCCGACGATGAACGCACTGAACGCATCGGCGTAGCTGCGGGATTCGTCGACGATCTGCTCGATGGAAGTGCCGAGCGGTGCGGTGCGCTGGCGCTGCTCAGCGTTGGCGTGGTCGATCGCCTCGAAACGGCTGTCGAGCTTGGCTTGCCGGCCGATGGCGTCAAGCTGGTCGGTGAGCCGGTCGATGTCGCCGAGCGCACGGTTATGCGTCGCGGTTTCCTCGCCGGTCAGTTCACGGTTTTCGGCTGCGGCGCGAACGAGGATCTCTTTGGCCTCGCCGTAGACCGCAGCACGCTGGTCAACCAGTCGCTGTGCGTCGTACATAAGTGTCACTTTCGGATGCCGGCTCGCTCGGCGTGCTGCTGAAGCGCAAGCTGGGCGAGCAATGTCGATGCTGGGATACCTGTTGCGGTGGTTCCGGCCCGCTCGACGCTCTCCGAGGTGGTTCCGACCCCCGGGCCCGTCGTGGTAACAAGCGGGACGGTAGCACGGCTCTCCTCGATGCCGCTGACGGCCGACAGGATCTCGTCCTCGTCGATGGACAGCGACCGGCACAGCAGGCCGAACGCATCGGAGCGGAGCGCAGCGTTCGTGGCTGCGCCGTAGGCGGCGCGAGACACCAACGACACTTCGTGGAGTCGCACGTCGGTGAGGGTTCGCAGGATGGTGCCGTCGGGCTGAACGGTCACCCGGTCGCCGCCGGCCGGCAACGTGAAACCGAACGACATCTGCGACACGACGCCGGTGCGGACCAGTTCGGCGGCATCACGCCCGGCTTGCGTGTCGGGTAGTTGCGCGTCGAATGACAAGCCGCGGTCGGTGAGCCTCAGTTGCAGGTTGCCGGCGCCGGTGCGGGCGAGCGGCGTCGCCCAGTCGTGCTGCCACAACAGGAAGATGTCGCTGCGCTCCAACGTGTTAGAAAAGGCACTGCGGGCGACCTCCTCGGAGACGACCCGGCCGTCCGGCAGTTTGACCCGGGCCCGCACGTCGAACACGCTGGCGAGCCCAGACAGATGGGGTGCCCCGTCCACTTCGCTGACGGAACGTTCTTCCAAACGCACCCAGACGTGTTCAGTGGTCGGGTGCGTTGCGAGTGCGTCGCGCACCTCGTCGCCGGTGATGTCCATGCGGTCCTCCTTCTGGGCTAGTAGTTCTTGCCGGTTGCTTTCGTGTGAGCCTTCATCGCTGCCTTGTCAGCCTTTTTCCGTCCCGACGCCTGCCCCACCCTTGCTGTATTGGTTGGTTCCCTTAGGGTTCGGCAACGTTCATCCTCCGCTTGTTGGTTGGCTGGGTGCGCCGGTCAACGGTTGCACTGCGCTGAACTCGTCGACAAGCGCCAGGTTCGATGGCATCACGAACACCGGAGGGCCGGCCGGGAGATCCATGTCCTCCAGCCGGGCGATGTCGTGGTTCGTCATCGCCTTCATGTCCATCATCGCCCGGTAGAACGCACTGCGGCTGGCGCTATCGCCTTGCAGCAAACCTTTCAGGTCGATGCGAGCTTCCCATGCGCCGGACTCCCATCCGCCGGGCAGCAGTTCTCGGGTGATGCGCTGCTCAGTCGCCTTCACTCTTGGCAGGAGGGTGTAAACGACATAGCCGATGCCCATTGACTCGATGCCGCTACCCCAGGCTGTCGCTTTCTCCTGATCGTTCAGGAAATGGCTCGGAACGCCGAACATGCGGGCGATCTCAGACACTGTGAAACTGCGCGACTGGAGGAGCTGAGCGTCGCCGGGTGGCAGTGACAGCGGCGTGTACGTTGCGCCGCTGTCGAGCACGGCCACTTCGCCAGCTTTCGATGGCCCGGAGAACAGGCTGCGCCAACGACTTTTGATCGCCTCAGCCTGCTGCGAGGTCAGCGCAGCGTCGGTCTGCACGATCCCCGACAGCTTGGTTCCCTGCCGGTAGAACGATTCGGAAACGGCTTCCGTTGCGATAGCTGTGCCGAGAGCGGTGCGGCACGCTTGCAGCGGCGACAGGCCGGTCACCCCGTCGGGTGACAGGAACGGCAGATGAGCCACGTCGAAGCTGGTGAGGGTGACCGTCCCGTCAGCGCCGGCGACCGTAAACAGTTTCTGGCCGTCTTGCATCCTGACCGACACTCTCGACGGGTGGATGATTTGGATCTGGCGGACGGTCCCGGCGCCGTCGCGAACCTTGCGGCCGTAGGCGTTGCCCCAAGACAGCTGGTGCATGAACCACGTCTGCCAAAACTCGAAAGGTGTTTGTTCGGAGCTCGGGCTGTCCAGGACGGTGCGCTGCAACACTCGGCGACGTTCGTTTCGGTAGAACACCCGGATCGGCAGGCCGGCCATCGAGGAGGCGATCAACGACACTGCCCGGAGATAGGCGGTGAGTCCCATCGCCGTGTTTTCGGTGACCGGCACACCCGACCCGCCGGGCAGGCCGGTCTCCCACCATGCGTTGAAGTCGCCGGCCGTCAACGGTGTGGTGGGGTCCTCTGCGTTGCGGGTCAGTAGCCGTTCGGCCCATCTCATCGTCTGCGCCTGTCCGGCAGCACTGCTGCCACCCCGACCACGATCATCGCAACGCCTGCCACACCGAGAACCACGCAGCCTGCCTGTTCGCCGACACCAACCCACAACGCTACAACGACAGCGGAAATCCCGCCGACGATGGACGCTGCCGGTGCGGTCACCACAGCGACGGCGCTGACGCTGCCGGGCCGGCGAGGAGCTGATGCACGACCGTTGACGCTGCGACCAGCGACGAAATGTCGACGTGCGATCCTCGGCGCGCCCACGTCCATCCGCCATCCTCCGACGGCCGTTTCACCGCACCATCCAGCGCCGCACGCAGTTCAGGCTGACCGTAATGGCCGAGCTTCGACTCCTTGACGGTCGCCTCCAGCACCGAGCAGGCGACCTTTGCGTCCTTCGCGCTGACGAACCGGCCGGGCCAGCCTGCCGCCTGCGACGCTGACGCGCCGCGAGGGTCGAGCAGCCAGTCCCCACCCCATCTGGCGCGCAGCTCGACCACCCGGGCGGGAAGCCAGCCGACACCGTCCTGAGCGTCGACCAGTTGGATCTGCGGGACGCCGTCAACACGAAGCCATCCAACCACGATCGACGCTGACGCCTGATTCGGGGCGACATCCACCGCCCAGATGAGCGGCACGCCAGCCGGCCGCTCGACGTCGGCCATGCACGCTTCCCAGAGGTCGACCGGAATGACCGGGTCCTGGCGTTGCGACGTGCGCTGGTTGAGCGCCTGCCGTCGGAACCCGGCGAGGCCGTCGGGGGTGAGCAGAGCCTCCCGGTACTCCGCCCGGATGGTGTCCTCACTGATCGTGATGCCGAGCGCAGGCATACACCCCCACCATGTGGCAGGGTCGCCCGGGTCGGCGTCGGGGTCGGCGGAATACTCGACGTAACAAATCCTGTCGTCGTCAGCGGTGCCAGCTTCTACTGCGGCGCGTCCTGCCATCATCCAGCCGTGGAACCATTCGGACTCGCCGACCGGCCCGACCGTCGAAATGATCCACAGTTGGGTGCCGGGCATACCGGGACGGTTGCGGGTTTTCATTGCGGGTCTGAGCGCCTGATGCAGCCGGTCGTCGGGCTGCGCCATCGCCTCGTCAACGATCCCCAGGTCCAGCACCTTGCCGTGACCGCTCGACGTTTTCGACGCCATCAACGTCTGAATGCTGCCGTTCGCGAAACGCAAATGCTCCGAGCCGTTCTGACGGCGGATACTGCCCGAACCGGCGAGCGACTGGGCGATGCGTGACTGCTGGATGAGCGGCAGATGCTCGTCGGCCCACTTGTCTCGGGCGTCTTTCGCTGTTTGCATCGTCCAGGCGATGTGCTGATCGGGCCAGCGGATCGCACGCTGCAACCAAACCGGCAACGTGAGCGACGTTTTGCCTTGCTGCCGCATGACAGCTAGGACGACGGTGCGGTAGTGGAGCTGGCCGGTGTCCGAGTCGATCTCCAGCGCCACGTCAGCCACGTCTCGCTGCCACGGCATCAACGGCTGCCCGAGCCATTCGGCGATCTGAGCAACCTGGGCGCCGTAGGTGCGTCGGTCTGGGTTACGCGGGGTCATCCATCTCGGCGAGCAGATCGCTGAGCGAGGAGGTGAAATCACTGACGCCTCCTTCCAGTCGCTCAGCGAGCAAGACCAAGCCGGCCATGACCTGCCCGTCTAGCGCCCGCAGTGCGGTGCGGTCGCGCCATCCTTGGTCTCTGATGACGACTTGGCGCAGGCGCAGACGCTCGTCAATCTGCTCGGCCAGCGTCTGCACCATCTCAACAGCCACCGGGGAGGCCGCCTCAAACACGGCAGCCGTCCACACCCGGTCCCAGAACGCCCGACCCTCGGCAGCGAGGAAACGCCCGGGCTCAGGCACTCTTGCGGTGCCTTTCGTGCAGGATGAGCGGCGCCGTGGCGTTCCAGTCAATGCGATGATGAAGCCGACGCTCGGAAACGCCCATCGTTCTGACCGTCGCTGCTGACGGGGCCATCATCACCGTGTAGAAAGATTTCGTATAGGTACCGACCTCCTGGTACAGCTCCGTGATGCCACCAGCGTTTGACTGCGTCGGCATCTGCTGGACTCGCACCCTGGAGAAAGTGAACGCCACGACCTCGCCGGTGCGACTTTTCGCAGTGTAAGTGTTGACATCTTCGTTCATCCTGCCGACGAACGTCATCGGCCGGTCGACGTGGCAAACGAACGTGTTCATCGCCTTGCGGGTCAACGGACCTTGAGCCTTGAAGTTGCCGACACCGGCGATGAAGTCGCCGTACTGCGCTGATGCGACGGTGGTGCAGTACGGGACGTCTTTCATGAACCGCACCATCGCCTCAAACAACGTGTCAAGGTTCCGAATCTGCGGGCAGGCTGGCAAGTACTCGCCTGCCGAATCGTACGAATGCGACCATCTGGTGTAGTCATCGTCAAGTTGTACGAACCACTCCACGCCGACCTGACGGGCGAGCTGCCAGCAGGCGTTGCGGGCGTAGGTGATGGACCGGCGATCGTTGAAGTTGTCGCCCTCATCAAACGTCTTGGAGATCTCCTCCTTCGAGAACGTCAGCACCTGATTGCCGTAGCGCCGCCGGTAGTCCAGGCCGGTTGCGTCCTCGTCGTCAATGACAAGATAGACCCGGCCGGTGTAGCCGGTGCGCTCCAGCAAGTCGAGGGTAAACACTCGGTCGGGTCGGCCGTGCGTGAGGATGAACGCAGCGAAGTCGTCACGCATCGTTGCCGTAATCCTCGTCGTACAGCGCCGCCACCGTTTCGTTCAGCTGGGCGTAGCCGAGCTGAAGTGCCTGATGGAAGTCAATGATGACCAGCGCCGAGCGTTCCATCAGCCGCTGGACGTCAGCATCGGCGTGGGCGTAGAACTCGGCAACATCCCTAAAGCTGAAGCGGACGTGGCGCTCAGCGGCGGCGTGCAGGAACGTCGCCACCTCCTCTGGCAGCTCGGTCGCGTCGATCTCGGCGATCAGCTCGTCGGCCCACGCCCGGTTGTACAGGTCGCTGACTGCCGGCTGCGCGCCGGTCGGCTCGTAGACCGGAGACTTGGCCGAGAGCATGTATCGCTCGGCGCTTGGCTCAGGAGGCAGCAGCTCAACTGGGGCGAGCAGCAATGCCAGCTCGTCGTTCGTCCAACCAGTCACGGCGAACAGCGCCGGGTCGATCTGCACCTCGCCCATCATCTCGGCCAGCAGCTCGTCGTCGTAGCGGGCAAGGTCCCCAGTGCGGTTGTCGGCGAGGCTGAACGCCTTGGCGGTCACCTCATCATCGTCAACCCAGACGACGGCGACGTCAGGCCAACCGAGCTGGCGCGCCGCCCGCAGCGTGTGGTTCCCGGCGATGACGGTGCGGTCGGCGCGACGGACGACGATCGGCTTGCGCTGGCCGAAGGCGTCAAGGCTGCGGGCGACCGCGTCAACGTCGCCTCGGCGCGGGTTGCCGTCGAGCAAGGCCAGGTCGCCAACCGGTACAAGAAGCTGCTCCAGGCCGATGACGATGCGGGGCGTGGACTTGCCGGCGTTACTGGTCACCATTGCGGCAACTCCCTCGCCGGCCGGAAACGTCCCGGCGACCTGGGGGGGGGATTCTCCCGATCGGGCCCTGTCCCTTCGGTTTTGCTCGGACTTTCAGGTGCCCCTGGGGGTCGCCGGCTGCCGACGGGCCGCGGTCTGGGCCGTTCGCCGACTCCTCGGGTGAGGTTGCACCAGCGGCAGGCGGCGATCATGTTGGTGGGGTCGGTGCGGAGGTGTGGGGCGTCTCGTTGGTGTCGGATGTGGTCGACGGTAGCGCAGTCATCGCACCCTCTACGGCAGGTGGGGTGGACGGTGCGGTTGCACCATCGGCAGATCCAGTGGTCGCGGTCGAGGACGGCGACTCGGGCGGTGCGGTATGCCCTGGTGCTGCCGGTGGTGGTCGAGGTCATGGCCGGGAGCGTATCAGTGGCGGTTAGCGGGCGAGGCGGGTTGGGCGGATGTCGTATTCCCAGGTGGGGTGTCTGCCTTTGAGGATGCCGGCGAAGCGGCGGGCTTCGTCTTCGCTGCTGAACACGTCGACTGTGGCGCTGTCGGCGGTCGGGTCGTATGCGGTGACTCGCCAGGTGGTGGGCTGGGTCATGTTGTGGGGCATCTTTCTGTGGGGTGGCTGATTGCGTGGCAGCGGGCGCAGCGGACGGTTGGTGGGGGAGGCTGGTCGAGGTGGTCGAGGTATCGGAGGGCGAGTGCGCTGGGGGTGTCGTCGGGGTGTGCTGCTGCGAGCGTTTGCAGTTCTGGGAGCTGGTCGCCGGTTCGGATGACGGTGCGGGCGTAGGCGGGACTGCGGGCTTTGTGTTTGGCGGCGAGGGCTGAGGCGACGTGTTGCATGGCTTGTTTCGGTCTGTCATCGTCATCGGCAGGCTGCCGGCCGGACTGTGGATAACTGTCGCCTGATGATGACAGTTCTACATCTACATCTACATCTACATCTAGGTCGCGTACTACGCGCGTAGTACGCGCGTACGTTTCGCGTACGTTGGGTTCCGTGTCAGTCTGTTTCGGTCCGTTTCGGTTCTTCTTGGACCGCTCCCGTTCTTTGGCCCGCCAGGCGTCACGCTCGGCGCGAGTGGTCTGCCAGTCGCCGTAACGACGGATCTGCCAGCCGTCCACGTCGGTTATCCACAGGCCGACCTCGGCGAGCCGGGATGCCGCCTGGTCGGCGTCTGCCACCCCGGCGACCATCGCTATCAACGCCAACGCGTGCGCCGGGATCAGCCCGTCCGTTTCCTGTCCGGCCGACCAGCA